GGGTAAAGGAGAACGAAGAAGTTTATCTTTTAATGCAGATATTATTTCTCAAAAACATCTGGATTCAATTGCTGAAGAAGAAAAAATTAAATATGAAAACGAAAAAGGGGGGATATAATTATGAAAATGGGAGAAAATTGGCATGTACATGCACCTTGGGCACAACTAGTTTGTTGTACAGAAATACCAGAAGATAAATTAGTAAAGCTCATGGCAATAAGTAATGAAACATTGGATGAGGCTAAAACCTCTGAAGATAAAGATAATTATCATGGTGGAATAATACCGCAGCCGTGGACAATCCTGTATGATAAATGGGAAAAATATGGTGTGACAAATTATTTGATGGAAATGGTTGAAAAATATATGCAAACTATTTTATGGAATGGTAATGTTCAAAGTAATTTGAATACCACAATTCCGGGCGGGCCCCATACACATTGGCATGCAAGAATTGCTGGTGGATGGGTTGTGAGTCAAAAAGAAAATGATTATATTCCAGTTCATGCTCATGATAATCAAACAGAATCTTGTAAAATTTCTTCTGTTCTTTATCTCAAAGTTCCAGAACAAATAGGGTGGACAAGAGAACAAATAGAAAGAAAAGATAGTAATGAAATGAAAATTAGGGGCGGAGAAGATGGTCAAATAGTTTTTACTGGTGTGGGAGGTGCTGATCTATTTTCAACGACCCATATGTGGAATGTTCCACCACAACAAGGTTGGTTGTATCTTTTTCCTAGTTCTATAACTCATCAAGTATACCCATTTAAAGGTAAAGGTGAAAGGAGAGGAATTTCCATTAATTTTGATGTAATTTCAACAGAACAATTACAAGCAATAGAAGAACGCGTAAAGAAACAAAAAGAAAACATAACTTATAATGATTATAAGATTGATACTGAAGAAGACGCTAAAGCTAACTCAATGGGGTATAAGGTTAAAATATGAGTGATTATTTTGATGAATTAATAGGAGTAACAGGAAACCAATATGCATCCAAAGTTTCAGATGGGATGCTAGGGAGTGTAAATGAATATATTGATACAGGAAGTTACATACTTAACGCACTTATTTCGGGAAGTATTCACAAAGGTTTACCGTCCAACAAAATCACTGCTTTCGCGGGTGAGACAGCAACGGGTAAAACTTTCTTCTTACTTGGACTTGTCAAACAATTTCTTGTGGACAATCCTAGTGGTGGTGTTTTGTATTTTGAGTCTGAATCTGCTCTTACTCCTGAAATGATTGAAGAAAGAGGTATTGATACAAAAAGATTTATTCAATTACCAGTTGCCACGATACAAGACTTTGCTCAACAAGCATCAAGAGTGGTAGACAAACACATAGAAAAAAGTGAAGCACCACTTTTACTTTGTCTTGATAGTCTTGGTATGTTATCTACAGCAAAAGAAGTTGAAGATATTACCGAAGGTGCGAACAAGGTGGATATGACTAAGGCCCGAATTGTAAAGGGTACATTTAGAGTATTGACTCTCAAACTTGCCAAAGCTGGAATACCTCTACTGGTTACCAATCACACATACAAACAAGTTGGGGCTATGTTTCCTCAAGATATTATGGGTGGTGGTTCTGGTTTACAGTATGCAGCATCTAATATTGTTTTCCTATCCAAGAAAAAAGAAAAAGACGGTACAGATGTAATTGGTAACATCATTCATTGTAAAAACTTTAAGTCTAGACTTGCAAAAGAAAACAAGAAAGTCGATGTACTTCTAAGTTATGATGAAGGTCTTAATCGTTACTATGGTCTTTTAGAGTTGGCGGAGAAGTATGAAATTTTCAAGAAAGTATCTACACGATATGAGTTACCAGATGGTTCTAAGTTATACGCAAAACAAATACTAAAAGATCCAGAAAAATATTTTACTGATGATATTATGGACAAATTAGATGAAGCTGCTAAAAAAGAATTTTCTTATGGTGGTGGTGGAGCTGATGATAAGTAATTATTATTTTGTTTGGAATAAAAAATTATCTCAAGAAATTTGTCAAAAATTAATAAACTTGGGAAAAGAAAACTGGACTCGTGCCGAAGTAGATAATAAATCAATTGCTGCTATCCGAAAAAGTGATATTGTATGGACAGAAGAACAATGGGTTTTTGATTTAATTTCACCCTATATGTTCACTGCAAATGAAAGAGCAGGATGGAAATATAATATAGTTGCTACTAAAGATTGTCAAGTAACACGATATACCAAAGATGGATTTTATGATTGGCATATAGATGGAATGGGTTCACATAATGAATTACATAATGATGGTAATACTAGAAAACTTTCAATGAGTATTATACTCAATTCTGATTATGAAGGTGGTGATTTTGAAATGAGAGGATTGAAAGATAAAGTTCCAAGATTGGAAGAAGGGTCGATTATTGTGTTTCCTTCTTTTTTAGAGCATAGAGTTACCCCTGTAACGGAGGGGATTCGATATTCACTAGTGACTTGGTTCGTAGGGCCGCCGTATGTTTAATGTAAAAGGATATGAATTAAAAAAGGGAAAAACTTATGGACTTTAATAACCAGAAAGCAAGAAAAGAAATAGTACAAGACTTGTCACAACTAGAAAAACAACGAAAAGTTGTGGTAGAAGAAACCCGAAAGTGGGTAAGAGAGTGGAACGCAGAACAACGAGAGATGGTACTTTGGATTTTGGAAGAAGAAGTACGAGATGATAATATATTGTTGTCTACTAAGAAAAAACTTTCTCTACCAAAAGTGAAAACATCAGAAATTGAAACAGGAGAAGATAATGGCTGATTATGAAACTGATGTAGCATTTTATCAAAGATATAATTACGCTGCAACTGCAAATATGCGTAAAGAATTAGTTAATCTAATGAATGAGACTATAGATGATCTTTACGAAAATCATTATGATGAATTATATCATGAAAACGCATTTAGACGAGTTAAGGGAAAACAACTTTTATTACCCAAAGAAATGTTACCTAAAGAAATGTCAGATTTTATTATGTCTATGGGTAGAGGTTATTTATGTAATTCGGGATTACATACCATGGAAGTTGACCCAGCTAAAATTAATCTAGAAATTCAGCAGATTTGGGCAACAGATTCCGAAGAAAATGATTATAATCCAACTCACAGTCATTTTGGTTTGATGTCTGGTGTATTTTATTTAAAAGTTCCACCACAAGTTTCAGAAGTAAATGAAGAGGGATCTTTTAATTTTCATCATACAGAAAATGGATATGTAGATGTAAATCCATATAATACTATTAGACCAAAAGGAAATGATATGGTAATTCCAGAAGTGGGAAAATTTCTCATTTTTCCTGCATGGTTAAAACATTCTGTAGCTCCGTTCTTTGGGCCAGGTATTAGACGGGCAGTATCTTTCAATTTGGTATGTCCAGAAGCAAGTAAATGGACACATACCCATACGAAAGAACCTTTTTCTAGAAGACAATTTGAACAATCTTTAAAAATAGATACAGCAGGTGGCCCTGATGCCAAACTCAAAGGTGACAGAGATCTTAGCGGGATTATCTAATGCCCGATCTTTCCCCACAAGCTCACGTTCCAAAACTTAGAGATACTTGGTGTATTCTTATCCCCAATCCAGAAGACCCCGATGATAATAGTCTCTGTATTCAAATTATACAGGGCCCATTTAGTCATGTTATAGTTAATACAAAGACTTTAAAACAGATCCAACTCTGAATGATGATGGCACCTTGACATGCCAGTATGGTTATGATATAATAACATCACCAGCTGATATTGGCGAAAGAGACATAACCGATGCACAGGGTAAAATATTTGAAGAAAAATTAGGTCAAGCGATTTTAGAAATAATAGAAGAACATCATATAATAGGTAGTAATGAAGATAGAGACAACCATACTAAAGAATCTGTTACAGAATGAAGATTATGCAAGAAAGGTATTACCATTTTTAAATGATAAATATTTTACTGAAAATTCTGATAAAATTATCTACAATCAGATAAATAATTTTATACTAAAATATAATTCTCTCCCAAATAAAGAGGCTCTTAACATTGAATTAAGTGAAGCAAAAATCACAGAAGAAGATTTCAAAGAGTCTATAAACCTTATCAATGAGATTGGTAAAGATGACCAAGAATTCTCAGACCCCTCATGGCTATTGGACTCGACAGAAAAATTCTGTCAGGACAAAGCAATCTATAACGCAGTTGTCGAATCAATATCAATACTCGACAATCCCAAATCAACAACAGACAAGGGTGCAATCCCTGACATTCTTTCCGATGCTCTTTCTGTCTCTTTTGATCCTCATGTTGGTCATGACTATATTGATGACAGTTCTGATCGGTTTGATTATTATCATAGGATTGAAGAGAGGATTCCATTTGATCTCGACTACTTTAACAGAATTACCAAAGGTGGTCTTCCGCAGAAAACATTAAACATTTGTCTTGCTGGTACTGGTGTAGGTAAATCTTTGTTCATGTGTCATGTTGCATCTTCTTGTCTTGCACAAAATCAAAATGTACTTTATATCACTCTTGAGATGGCAGAAGAAAAGATTGCTGAAAGGATTGATGCAAACCTTCTGGATATTGCTATAGATGACCTTCACAATCTACCAAAAGACCTGTACGATAGTAAAATAGCTAACCTTGAGAAAACAACTAAAGGAAAGTTGATAATCAAAGAATATCCAACAGCAGCTGCTGGTGTGAATCATTTTCGTGCATTATTAAATGAATTAAATTTGAAAAGGTCTTTCGTTCCAGATATAATATTTGTTGATTATCTGAACATTTGTACTTCATCAAGAATAAAGTCTGGAGCTAATGTCAATTCGTACACGCTTATCAAATC